ATGATATTCCATATGCACCTCCGTTTGTTTTTATAGAAAGAGGGTAGCATATTTTGTCAGAAATTGCAATGGAGGAGAATAGAAAAGTGAGGATCAGTAAAATGTTGGGTATCAGGGGGGCGAGGGATAAGCCGAGGGACAGTTACGGGAGTACGGCTTATTCCTTTTTCTTTGGGCGGAGTAGTAGCGGGAAGGTTGTGAATGAGCGGACAGCCATGCAGACCACAGCGGTCTATTCCTGTGTGCGGATTCTGGCAGAGGCTGTGGCGTCTCTGCCGGTGCATTTGTACCGGTATGCGGAGAGGGGGAAGGAGAGGGTGTATGACCATCCTTTGTATTATCTCCTGCATGACGAGCCGAACCCGGAGATGACTTCTTTTGTGTTCCGGGAGACGCTTATGAGCCATCTTTTGATCTGGGGGAATGCCTATGCGCAGATCATACGGGACGGCGGGGGCCGGGTGCTGGGGCTGTACCCGCTGCTGCCGGACAAGGTGGAGGTTGACCGGGACGGTAAGGGGGAGCTTTATTATGTCTATAACCGGTACGGTGACGAGAACCCGAACTTTGGGGAGTACGGCAGGGTGTATCTTGCGCGGGAGGATGTGCTGCATATCCCCGGGCTTGGGTTTGACGGGCTGGTGGGGTATTCTCCCATTGCTATGGCGAAGAATGCGGTGGGGATGACGCTGGCCTGTGAGGAATACGGGGCGGGGTTCTTTGAGAACGGGGCCACGCCGGGCGGCGTTCTGGAGCATCCGGGGGTGTTGAAGGACCCGGCGAAGGTGCGGGAGAGCTGGCACGCTGTCTATGGGGGGTCTAAGAATGCGGGGAAGGTTGCCGTTCTGGAAGAGGGCATGAAGTACCAGCAGATCGGGATTCCGCCGGAGGAAGCGCAGTTTTTGGAGACCAGGAAGTTCCAGGTGGACGAGATTGCTAGGCTGTACCGGATTCCGCCGCATATGGTGGGGGATCTGGATAAGAGCAGCTTTAGCAATATTGAGCAGCAGTCGCTGGAGTTTGTGAAGTATACGCTGGACCCATGGGTGATCCGGTGGGAGCAGTCTTTACAGAAAGCCTTATTGCTGCCCCAGGAGAAGCGGGAGTATTTTGTGAAGCTGAACGTGGACGGGCTTCTGCGTGGGGATTACCAGAGCCGTATGACTGGGTATTCTGTGGGGCGGCAGAATGGGTGGCTGTCTGCGAATGATATCAGGGAGATGGAGGACATGAACCCGATCCCGGCGGAGGAAGGCGGGGATCTGTACCTGGTGAACGGGAATCTGTGCAAGCTGGAAGATGCAGGGCTGTTTGCGGGGAAGAACATGCAGGAGCCGGAGACGATGGACGGGAGGATGCCCCGGCAGGGCGATCCCGGACAGGGGCAGTGAGGCATGGGAACATGAAAGCATAAAGCCATAAAAGCAGAATAAAGGAGTTTTGGAAGCTGGCAGGCGGAGATATCTGGCGGCTTTTTTTGTGCGCTGATTTATGGGGATTGGCGGGAAGTGTTTAAAGAAGCAGAAAGTGAGGTGCAGGGATGAAGCGGAAGTTTTGGAACTGGATACGGAATGAGACGGACGGGGAGAGAACCTTGATATTGAACGGGGAGATTTCGGATGAGACCTGGTACGGGGACGAGGTGACGCCGGCACTGTTCCGGAAGGAGCTGGATGCGGGGACGGGGGATATCACGGTCTGGATTAATTCTCCGGGCGGGGACGTGTTTGCGGCGGCGCAGATTTATAACATGCTGATGGAGTACAGGGGGGACGTGACGGTGAAGGTGGATGCCCTGGCGGCTTCGGCGGCGTCTGTGATTGCCATGGCCGGGACGGAGGTTCTGATGTCCCCGGTGGGCATGATGATGATCCACAATCCTATGACGATTGCCATTGGGGATTCCAAGGAGATGCAGAGGGCCGGGGAGATGCTGGACGAGGTGAAGGAGAGCATTATGAACGCCTATGAGATCAAGACGGGCATGGGCAGGGCGAGGATTTCCCACCTGATGGATGCGGAGAGCTGGTTCAATGCGGGGAAGGCGGTGGAGCTTGGCTTTGCAGACGGGGTTCTGCATGGGGAAGGTACGGAAGATTCGGTGAGGGGTACGGAGCCGGAGGGCGTGATGTTTTCGCGTATGGCGGTGACTAATTCCCTGCTGTCTAAGCTGGTGCCGAAGGAGACGGAAAAGAAGGTTCCGGTGGAGCAGTTGGAGAAGCGGCTGGGACTTTTGCGGCATTGAGTTTCCGGAGTGGTCATGGGCTGCTGCGGCCTGGAAGAGAGGTTTTTGTAAATTCAAAAAATAGATTGACGGAGGTATGGAGATGAAGAAGATTTTGGAGTTGAGGGAGAAGCGTGCGAAGGCATGGGAGGCGGCAAAGTCTTTTCTGGACAGCAAGCGGTGCGGGGACGGCCTGCTGTCGGCGGAGGATACGGCTGCCTATGAGAAGATGGAGCAGGAGGTTGTGGACTTAGGGAAGGAGATTGAGCGGCTGGAACGGCAGGCGGCGATTGACGCGGAGCTGAATAAGCCTGTCTCCGAGCCGATCACGAATAAGCCGAACAACAATCCGGACGGCGAAGAGAAGAAAGGCAGGGCGACGGATAGGTATAAAAAGACGTTCTGGAATGCCATGAGGAGGAAGAATTTTTATGACGTGGAGAATGCCCTGCAGGTGGGGACGGATTCCGAGGGCGGGTATCTGGTGCCGGACGAGTTTGAGCATACGCTGGTGGAGGCTCTGGAGGAAGAGAACTTTTTCCGGAGTATCGCCACGGTGATCCGGACTTCCAGCGGGGACAGGAAGATTCCGGTGGTTGCCACGAAGGGGACGGCTTCCTGGATTGACGAGGAAGGGGCTTACCCGGAGTCGGATGATTCTTTCGGGCAGGTTTCCATCGGGGCGTACAAGGTGGCGACGATGCTGAAAGTGTCGGATGAGCTTCTGAATGACAGCGTGTTTGACCTGGAAGCGTATATCTCTAAGGAGTTCGGGCGCAGGATTGGTGCGAAGGAGGAAGAGGCGTTCTTTACCGGGGACGGGAAGGGCAAGCCTACGGGTATTTTTAATGCTGCGGGCGGGGCTTCTGACGGCGTGACCACGGCGGCTGCCGGTATCACGTTTGACGATGTGATGGATCTGTTCTATGCGGTGAAGTCGCCGTACCGGAAGAAGGCGGTCTGGGTGCTGAATGATACCACGGTGAAGGCCCTGCGGAAGCTGAAAGACAATAACGGCAATTATATCTGGCAGCCGTCCGTGCAGGCGGGGCAGCCGGATATGATACTGAACCGTCCGTACCATACTTCCGCCTATGTGCCGGAGGTTGCGGCGGGGGCGAAGGTGATGGCCTTCGGGGATTTCTCTTATTACTGGATCGCGGACCGGCAGGGGAGGTCTTTTAAGAGGCTGAATGAACTGTTTGCGGCAAACGGGCAGGTAGGGTTCCTGGCAAGCCAGAGGGTGGACGGGAAGCTGATTTTGTCGGAGGCTGTGAAAACCATGGCGATCAAGGGGAGCAGCGCCGGGGCGTAAGGTTCCGGCGTATGGTGAGTGATGCTGGGGTGCCGGTGCCCTGTGTATGGTGTTCCTGCAGTGCCGGGGTGTGAAATCTCTGGCATGAAATAAAGTATGAAAGGCGGGAGGAATGCAGGATGGCGGTTGTGACGCTGGAAGAGGCGAAGCAGTATCTCCGGGTGGACAGCGCGGACGAGGACGGGTTTATCTCCGGGCTGCTGGAGACCGGGGAGAGCATGTGCGCGGATATGGCGCGGATGGAAGCGGGAGAGCTGGAAGGACATCTTCCCATGGCGCGGATTGCCGTCTTGTATGTCATTGCTTATCTGTATGAGCACAGGGAGCAGGCGGACCATGAGGAACTGGTGCAGACTTTGCGCTCCCTGCTGTTCGGTATCAGGAAGGAAGTGTTCTGATGGCAGAAGAATGGAGAGGCAGCGGGGCAGGCGGGAGTTCCCGGCAGAGGTATCCTTTGGGGGAGTGGAAGGAGCGGATTACGATCCAGAAGAGCTCTCTGGGGAACGATAAGGCGGGGAACCATGTGTTGGCCTGGGAGGATCATTTTTCCTGTTCTGCTTTTGTGAACAGTCTTTCCGGGAAGGAATACTGGGAGGCGGCGCAGATTAACGCACAGAAGGATATGTATTTCATTATCCGGTATTGTTCGGAAGTGGCGGATATGGATACGGAGCATTACCGGGTATTGTTCCGGGGGCAGGTTTATAATATCACTTTTATTGATAATGTGCGGTATCAGAATAGGACGTTGAAGCTGCGGGCTTCTTTGGTGAAGAGGTGATTGGGTGTCGGAGAATCAGAGGGTGTCTGTGGACCGGATGGCGGAGGCCGTTATGGAGGGTCTTTTGGAGTATGCGGAGCTTGCCGCGGACGTGATGAAGGACTGTGTGAAGAAGGCCGGGAATACGGTGAAGAAGGAGACGCAGGCGGGCGCTCCGGTGAGGACCGGGAAGTATAAGAGGAGCTGGGCGGTGAAGCGGCAGAGGGAGACTTCCAGTACGCTGGAGGTGGTGGTACACAGCCGGAACCGGTATCAGCTTACCCATCTTCTGGAGAAGGGCCATGCGAAGCGGGGCGGGGGCAGGGTGAAGGCTGTCCCGCATATTGCACCGGCGGAGGAAAAGGGTGTCCGGGAGCTGGAAGAGGGGATTAAAAGGGGGCTGTCCAAATGAACCATGGGGATGTGCTGGAAATGATGGAGGAAATGGGGCTTCCTTTTGCCTATGGCCATTTCGTGGAAGGGGAGGCACCGGAGCCGCCGTTTGCGGTGTTTCTGTATCCCAGGGCGGATAATTTTTCGGCGGACGGGATTGCGTATTTTAAGAAGAGTGAGCTGGACATTGAGCTTTATACGGACTTGAAGGACCCGGGGGTGGAAGAGGCTGTGGAGGCGGTGCTGTTAAAGCATGGGATTTTCTACGGGAAGAGCGAGGTGTGGATCGAGTCAGAGAAGCTGTATGAGGTTCTGTATGAGATGGAGGTTTAGACGGGATGAATAACAAGGTGAAGTTTAATATCTGCAACTGCCATTATGCGCTGCAGAGGGTGGCGGAGGACGGGGAGATGACGTTTGACAAGCCGGTGGCGATGCCGGGCGCGGTTTCGCTGGCGCTGGACCCCAATGGGGAGCCGGAGTCTTTTTATGCGGACGGCATTGAGTATTATATCATTGCCAACAATATGGGCTATGACGGGGACCTGGAGCTGGCATTGATCCCGGAGAGTTTCCGGACGGACGTGCTGAAGGAGGAAGCGGACGGGAATGAGGTGCTGGTGGAGAATGCCAATTCGGAGACCGGGGCTTTTGCCCTGCTGTTTGAGTTTGACGGGGATGTCCGGAAGATCCGGCATGTGCTGTACAACTGTTCTGCCAGCAGGCCGAAGATCGAGGGGAAGACCAATGAGGAAAGCCGGGAGGTGCAGACGGAGACGCTGACGGTGAAGGCGAGGCCGCTGGCAAGCGGGTATGTGAAGGCGAAGACGGGGAACAGGACTTCTGCGGAGACGTATGAGGGGTGGTATAAGAGCGTGTATCTGCCGGTTCCGAAGGCGGAGACGGGCGGTAGTGGAGATGATACGGAAGGTCAGGGGTAAGGAGGCTGAAAGGGTATGAGTATTGTGAAGAAGGTAGGGATTGACGGGAAAGAGGTGCTGTTCAAGGCTTCGGCGGCGATCCCGAGGATTTACCGGTTGAAGTTCCAGAGGGATATTTATAAAGACCTGCGGATTCTGGAGAAGAGCATTGGGGAGGGGGATGAGGAACATTCCAACCTGGATTTATTTTCTCTGGAGATGTTTGAGAATATCGCTTATACCATGGCGAAGCACGCAGACCCGGCGATCCCGGACGATGTGGAGGAATGGCTGGACGGGTTCAATACGTTTTCCATTTACCAGGTGCTGCCGGAGCTGATCAAGCTGTGGGGGCTGAATGTGCAGACGGATGCGGAGGCTAAAAAAAACTTCGCCCTACAGAGCGGGAGATGACTACGCCATTATTCCTGCTTAGGTGTGTGCAGCTGGGGCTGTCTATGGCGGATACGGAGCTTTTGTCTATTGGGCTGGTGAATGATATGTATACGGAGCAGGTGAATGACGGGTATCG